AGACTGGTGAGGAATTCAAATTCTACCGAAAAGAATGGAAAGATGATAAATTAGATATGATAATGAATAAATTTCATATCAAAACTAAAACAACTACCATTCCTGAGGAGACAGAAGAAAATGTTGAATGAAACACAAATTGGTGATATCTGGTTGCTATTCGCAGATTATATTGACAAGAAAGTTGTCGACAGCGTAGCCGAACGTTACGTAGATTTACTAGCTGATTTTGGTACTAGCGATCGTGTAATGCAAGGCGCAACCGGTGTTGACAGTGTTTTAGATAATGCAATTGAGTATTATCTCGATGAAGAATCCGACGAGGAAGAAGAAGAAAACTACAACGAAAAAGACGAGGATTATTAATGGGATGGTATTCCGACATTGCTAAAGACATCGGCAATATTCCTGATGCAGTATTGTATTTTGAAGGCGAATTAGTAGAAGCTCGTAAAGAGGTAAAATTAATTGGCAATGTTGAAAAATCCAGTGCGGCATTACCTGGAATTGTTGAACATAGATTTAGTCAACTGCAAGAAATTGAAGCAATATTGGAATATCTTAATATCGAATTGCGTCGACTTAAAAGTAGCCACTTTCGCAAATACTTAGAAAACTATCAACGTGCTCTTAGTAGTAGAGATTGTGAACGTTATGTGGAAGGAGAAGCAGATGTTGTTGACTTTGAAAAAATTATCAATGAATTTGCCCTCCTGCGCAATAAGTGGTTAAGCATTACTAAAGGATTAGACCAGAAGCAATGGCAAATCACAAACATTGTAAAACTTCGTGTGGCAGGTATGGAAGACGCCAGCGTTTAACATATTTGCCCAAAAGTCCGATAATAGGCCTTAAATAATATTGAGGCCTATTTTTTTCTAAATGGTTGCATTATTGAAAAATAAGTGTATACTAACTAATATGACAACAATAGATAATTTATTAATAAAAATTGTAAATTTTTCTTCTCCTACTATAGAAGAAAAAATTCATAATCGTGATAGTAGAGTATTACGTAGCCTTGCATCTTCTATATCCAATCATTTGTTTATAACAGAAAATCAAAGCAAATTGTTGACTAAAATTCTCCGTGATAATTGTGAAAAATTATCCGATTTTTCCGATGACATCAAGGCCGCGCTATCTGCACCGTTGTGGAGTCAACCTTTCAGACAAATAGAACAGATAAAGAACCTATACATTGGAAAAACAGAAGATAGTGAACTTAAATTATTTGTTGAATTCACCTTTAGTTCTGAACTTCGTAAAATTTTCCAAGAAATTTTAAAAAAATGCGAAGGCGAACCTATTGTAGTAAATTCTAAAAAGTACATGTTAGACTTAACAGAAAAAAATATTGTATTACTAGTAGAAGATCTAAGTCATCTAAATTTTGATGTAGACGAAAAGATACGAAGTCATTACAATATTATAAAAAGTTGGTCGGAAACAGAAATTAAAAACCAATTTTTAATAGGTAACATAGAGCATAAAAACTTCCAAAGATACATAACAGAAGACCTTGGAATCACAACAACTATAGATCAAAACATTATTCATGACCGATCTATGCGATATCAATATTTTACAGAAACGGCTAAAAATCTTGGAGAAACATTAACAGAAGTAATTGCTAACAGGCCAAAGACTCGTGTGTATGTGGACAAAAATCAACATACAGTACACGATGTAATTAGTTCGTTAATTAAATTACGCAGACTTCCATTACTTGTAGTATTCGATACATTCGTTAATAATAAGTATTTAGAAAATTTACAGATACTATCTAATGCACTAAAGAGCAACGGAATTACAGACAAAATTGGAGTATATTTTAGGTTGCCTAACGATGAAATTGGAAAACAATATAATCAACTTATTAAAGATAATTGTTACAATTACCCTTTAGATGAAACAACACGGGTAGCAGTTGTAATGAGCGGTAAACTGCCCAAATTCTTTTTAAAAAATCCTTGGCAACCCATGAGTGTACTTGCTCTCGATACCAAAATGGGTTTACGTCATGGTAAAACTAGTGTATACTCTAATAATTGCGATTTAATAATCGAGTGGGCTAACGAACCTACAACTTTGGATATCCGTATAAAATTATGACAGTAAAATTGGTAATTCGTGATGAAGTTAATATTAAGTTTGAAAACTTGTCATTAGACGCACGGAAAAAATTAGCAAACACTTTTAAATACGAAGACCCTACAGCACGTTATCGCCCTGCATATAAATTAGGACGTTGGGATGGTAAAGTAAGCATGTTTGGGTTGGGTGGTAACGGATATTTAAGTCAACTAGAAAAATGTTTAGGTGTCCTAGCAGATATGGATATCGACGTAGACGAACTAGAAGATTTACGTACAACTCGTAAAATTGAATTTAAAGAAATTACAAATAGTTACTGGGCCGACATGGGCAAAGTATGGCCAGAAGGTCATAGATTTGCTGGACAACCTATTACTTTACGTGATGATCAAGTTGAAGTTGTTAATCGATTTTTTACTAATACACAAGCCCTGCAAGAAGTTGCTACAGGTGCTGGTAAAACTATTATGACGGCAACATTGAGTCATTGTGCAGAAAAATACGGACGTACTATTGTTATCGTACCCAACAAAGACTTGGTTGTACAAACAGAAGAAGATTACATTAACGTTGGTTTAGATGTGGGTGTTTACTTTGGAGATCGTAAAGATTTAGGCCGCACACATACTATATGTACTTGGCAAAGTCTTAATGTATTAGACAAGAAAAGTAAAAATTGGGATGAGAATGTTGCACTAACTTTAGCAGAATTTCTCGACGGAGTTAAGACTGTTATAGTCGACGAAGTACATATGGCCAAGGCAGAAGTGTTGAAGAATTTGCTTACACAAAACTTATGCAATGCTCCTATTCGTTGGGGACTTACAGGAACAGTTCCTAAAGATGCGTTTGAAGCAGAGCCTATCTTTGCCAGTATCGGACCAGTCGTTGGCGGTATTAAAGCCCACCAATTACAAGAAATGGGAGTACTTAGTAATTTACACGTAAACGTTGTACAACTAATTGACTTGCCAGAATTTAAAACATACCAAGAAGAATTGAAGTATCTTGTCACTAACAAAGATAGGATGACATACTTTAGTCGACTTGTTCAAGGCTTAGCAGACACAGGCAATACATTAATTCTAGTAAACAGAATTGATACAGGCAAATTATTAACAGAAATGATAGAAGGCGCGGTGTTTATATCAGGTGAAGTTAAAGGTAATAAAAGAAAAGAGGAATACAAAGAACATGCGACAAATGATAACAAGATTACTGTGGCGACTTTTGGTGTGGCCGCTGTTGGTATTAATATCCCTCGTATTTTTAATTTGGTTCTTCTTGAGCCCGGAAAGAGCTTTGTTCGCGTTATACAATCAATTGGACGCGGTATTAGGAAAGCAGAAGACAAGGACTTTGTACAAATCTGGGATATAACTTCAACTTGTAAATTCGCCAAGCGTCACCTCACAGCGAGGAAGAAATTTTACAAGGATGCCAAATATCCCTTTACTATAGACAAAGTGGACTGGCAAAAATAAGGAATTATGCAGATATTAACATTAGAAGATAAGACATTTTCATTAAACAATTTACCGGAAGAAGTAGACGAAAACACTAGATTTGCTGTATTAGATAACAGTAATCCTAGCGAACCTGATTTCTTCTTTATGCCATTAATTTTCTTAGAATCGTTTAACGCACCGGCAATTGTTCTCCGAATAGGAGATGACGAAATAGCAATGCCCATAGATTGGTCCATTGCAGTTGGCGATAGTAGTAGCAGTTGTGATATTGAAATATTGCCATTGACTAGTTTAAATGATAGAGGATTTGAAGCATTAATTTTTAATCCACTAAGCTCGTTTAGAGTAGAATTTAAAAAGATTGAAATTGTAAATTTTTATAATGATGTTAAATGGTATTTTCCTAAAATGAAAAATGGCCAACTGCTGGCAACACCCATTCAGTTTGGATCAAAGCCAAGTTGTGCATATTTTGTAAAAGAAATATCAAAACAAAATGAATTAATTCAACTGGATAAATTATTATGACACTAAAAATAGCATACTTTCAACCTGTAGTAATAGCCATGGACGATGTGCCGGCTATTGAATTTAGTCAAATTTACAGTCTGTCGGAAACACTACATTCTCGACCTGACTTAAATGATGCGTCTAACGCAATTAGCTTACGCGGCGGGCAACAAGTACAAGTTTACCCAAACAATTTAGGAATCGATGTTAACTGGCTAGTGAAATGGATTGAAGCCATTTCTACAGGATATATGGAATTAATATCTCAGCAAAGCGGGACAGAAGAACTAAAATATTGTAAACCCGAAGTTATTAGTATATGGACCATTAGACAGACCTCGGGCGATTATCAAGAAATGCACACTCATCCTGCTGGAAACCTAAGCGGAAATATTTATATTAGTGCGCCCGAGTTGCAAGATTCTAGCCCAGCTAGTGACAGTCAAATTTTATTTAGACTTCCACATACACGTGACATTAGTAAATTTATAATGAATGATACTTGGAAATATAGTCCTAACCCAGGTACTGTAATTTTATTTCCAAGTCATATTCCCCATACAGTTTATCCGTGGAAAGGCGCCGGAACTAGAACAGTAATGGCATTTGATATCAGACTAGTACCAAAGGATTAAGAATGGGATCGTTAAAACCTGGAGCCACTTATATCTACGAACGTGACGGTAAAACTACCTACGCTAGAGAATTTGGAGCTGATCCTATGACAAGACAACCAATTGGATGGGACTACGATCCTGAGGAAGCTAAAAGGTTTGATGCCCGAACTAGCGATGGTAGGCCATTACACGAACACATAATGGAAGACAAACTTTGGGGAGAGATTCGGCGAGAAGCAAAGACCAATATCACTTTACAAAAAGCCTTGGATCGTGCTATAATGATATACAAACTAAGCAAGGACAAACTCCGTGAGTGAAAAAGTTGAGTTAAAAGAAAAATTAACAGCCGTCGACCAGAACATTCGAGAGTTGTGGGACGCAATGGACGCCGAACAACAAAAAAGTCTTAAAAACGAATTTTACATTCTTAATAGATATGTTAGTAGTGCTGCCGGCCAAAAGAGAGAAATACAAGAACATTTTGTATTAGCTGTTAATGAATATTTTAATAAAAACTGGAATAATTTACAAAAACATCCTAAGCTAATGTGGCTGTTATTGTGTATGTGTAGCTACAACGGAGAGAAAACTTTCTTTCATGAATGGATTGGATATAAACGAAAACCTGGCACTAACAGTAAAAAAATTAATTTTTTATCGGAATTATATCCTACTAAAAAAATGGATGAAATCGAACTGTTAGCATCAATTAGTACGGATAAAGAAATTAAAGAACTAGGCAAATCATACGGCCTGGACGATGCAACTATTGCTAAAAAATTGAAATGATGGCATTGATTAGTCAACCTTATAATTGCGGGCATTGTGGCAAAGGTTTCATGCAAGAAAAAACTTTGTTCGTACATGTATGTGAACAAAAACGTAGAGCATTGGCTAAAACTGAAAAACATGTGATACTTGGGTTTGATACTTTTCAAAAATTTTACAAGCTAGCCCAACCCAATAGTAAACAGGATAAGAACTATGAAGATTTTTGTAAAAGTAGTTACTATAACGCTTTTGTTAAGTTTGGCAGTTTTGTTAGTAATGTCAATCCTCTCTACCCGGAAAGGTTTATTGACTATGTTGTTCGCTCCGGAGTCAAACTTGATCACTGGTGTAGAGACGAGCTCTACGATGAATACGTCTTCGACCTTGTTAGAAAAGAAAATGTCGAGTCTGCCCTCCAAAGATCGATCCAAACGATGATGTCATGGGCAGACGAACATAACGCCCAGTGGAACCATTACTTTTTATATGCTAGTTTGAGCCGAGCGTGTTACGACATTAAAGACGGAAAAATTAGCCCGTGGTTAATATTGCATTCGACTAGCGGAAAAGATATGTTACAAAAGTTCAGCGATGAGCAACTCGGGCACATACAAAAAATAATCGATCCCCCATTTTGGGGTAATAAGTTTAAGAAGCTTCCCGAAGATGTTGCTGTAGTTAAAGATGTAATCAAGGAAAGTAATATATAATGCCAGATATTGATATCGATTTTGCAGACAGAACAAAAGCATTAAATGTGTTAAAACACATCGATGCCAGCTTAGATGATACTTTTAAAAAGCACAACACTGGCGTATATTGTACTAGTGTGCCGTATAATCCTGTAACTGGAATAAGTACATTAAACTATAAAGACGCAGAAGACAGAGGTTATTTTAAAATAGATTTTTTAAATGTAAGTGTTTACGAAGGTGTTAAAAGCAAAGAGCATTTGACAAAATTGTTGGAGACAGAACCATTATGGGATTTACTTTTAGAGGACGACTTCGTCAACAAGCTCTTTCACGTCAACGGACATGGTTCTATTCTCAGAGAAATGAAGCCAAC